CACAGCGACGCTCTGCTTATACATCTTGTAGAGGTGTTGCTCCGAAGGCTTGATAGGGAAGAGAGTGTAGGACATCTATGTATATAGCGGAGAATACACTTAAACCTTTGTCTCTCGTCAATACAATGAGTAGCACAGCCGGCGTCCAAAACCTGATAACGAACGTGTTTCGTCCCACGTTCATTTATGACTCGAACAACCACGTGTATTCCTCAAAGTTGGAACTCGCGAACATCGACACCGTGTCGGCGAATGCGGTCACAGCGTTCGCGGCAAATATTGGAGATATCTCTAACAATATGTATGTAGGTGTAGGCGCAGGCAACAATCACTCTATCCTTGCAGCCACGAGCAACGCCTACGACACGTTCGTAGGGACCCTCGCGGGTTCAGTTACATCCAACGTACAAAATAGCGTTTTCCTCGGATACCGCGCTGGTTCTGGATCGATTGCTGCATCGAACAGCATCTCGATCGGCGCTAACACCATCAACGGAGGAAACTCGAATATCTACATCGGCTGTGGCACAGGAATTACATCTGGAAGCAACAATACGTTTATCGGACCGGGACTCTCGGCCGATAGATCTGGTAATAACAAGCTTCTAATTGGGAGTGGCGCAAATACCGCGATTGTTGGCGATCTGAGTAACAATCGAATTGGCATCAATATGGCAACCCTGGCCGATGATAGCGTAGCGCCCATCTTAATCTCACTTGATGTGAATGGGTATGCTCGAGTTGGAACAACTGCAAACGGTGGATTGGGTATCAACAAAAGACCTGGTTCGTACGCACTAGACGTGAACGGAGACATGCAAGTATCCGATGGATATGGAGTCATGACGGTTTCCAAGCAAAATGGCACAGACAATTCCACGTTTACGTTTAGCAATACAGCGACCTATCCAGACGCCGTAGCCACGATGCAGGTTACAGGAGGGTACTTTTCGGTGCGTGGGAGTATAGCGGTTCCCCATTCTTCGAGTGCGACGATTGGAAAATGGAAAAGAGGAAATGTGTTGATTTTTGCGGACTCAGGAACGGGTGCTTATGTGTCAAAAATGTATATGTGTAGTGATCCAGCTGGACCGTCTGTATTCGCAATGACGACAACAGTAACTGCTAGCAACACAACTATTATTAACAATAGTGGAACTGGAAGTAACATTCAAATATCCAACGGCAGTGCTGGTGATCTTACGTATTCATATATGATTACATACTTCCCGTCGCTGTAGCTGACTTAAACTTTTCCACGATCTTTCGAATGGATACAGACGACACCCCTGATGCTGCAGATACACGAGGAATCTGCCCTCCTATCACCGAGCAGACAACGCCAGCTACGATTGTCTTGGGTGTGTGTTCCATCTCGGGTAGCCGGTGCAACATAAGAACGATTGCATCTCGGTCGGTGTCTGACAGATCCATATCCGCGCAGATGCGCTCGGCGATACCAAGCTGTGTGTTGAGTACGTTCGACCCTCCATCCGTGAAACGCATCAGAGCCTTACAGAGAGACCGGATCGACACATGAAATAGCCCAGCCATCTCCTCGTGCGTTCGGGTTGCGTCGTGTTGGCGACAGGATGTGAAGATAGCAGCGGCCATTAGTGCACGACGGGTCTCCCCTCGGGTCTTCTGTGCGTCCTCAACCTTCTTAAACATCGCACATCCATCCATCACAATCGCCTTTGGAAGCCCCGCGCGAACGCACGACTGCTGGATCGCATCGAAGATACCCATCCATGATCTCTCTCCGTGACTCGAGAACGACCACGCAGACAGCTTTGCAATAGACTTTCCCTCCTCAGACTGTTGGCCTCCGCGACGACGCATCATCATCGATCCGTAAGATGAGTCAGGAAGGAGTTCGCTCGTGATCGTCCCTGTTCGGGAAGGGTCGTCTTCAGTATTGCCGTAGACTCGCCATTCGGCTCCCTCGTCGATACAAGACCCCAGAATCGTCCCACAGCACTTGCACACGCGCTCACCATCATCGACCACAACTTCATGATCGCACATATGATGCCCTCAGAATGGCAGTTAATTATTCATTTTACATAGTAATGTCCTATCGAGAGCCTATCATAAACGTTTTTCGACAGGTTTCGCAAAATAACATACGTGCACTTGTATTCGGTGGTGGCCTGGCATTTGCAATACCGAACGGGTACTGGCATCATACACCACTCATTCTACTGAATCCGATTGCATACGCTGGGTATCAGACATTTATCGCATGCTCCCAAGAGTTGAAGGATCGTAGACTTGTGGCCGATAGTTTGTCAGCAGCGGCGGACGGTGTTGAGACAGTTTCCCGCCGGCTGTCTTGAGCCACGATACGAGCAGATACTTGTCATCAATGACCCACACCATGTATCCGCCCTGGGACAGGGTATTCATGATGTATTCGCGGGCTTCGGACATTTGGAAGAGAGGGTATCCAAATACATATGCAGGAATCTCGAAAACAATGTACGGTGCATTTGGAGAATGAACTGCTTGTTTGCGAATCTGGCCGTACAATTGACTCAATACGGGTCTCATAGCCCTCATGCGTTTTTCTTTGCGATCTTCTTGCTCGTCCCATACATCACGGGCTTTCAGCATCCTTACATAGTCTTCATAAGAATGTTTGGTTCAATCGCACTCGGCGGTGGAGGCGTGCGGGGCGGAATCATGATCGGCGGACTGGCTGCGTTGGAAAAACATCAGGCGCTAGTGTTCCCCAAGGGAATTTACGGGTGCTCGGCAGGATCTATCATCGCAACAGCTCTTGCATACAATATCCCGCTCCGTGCGATTAGACTCATGTTCTCGACCGATTTCAATCTCTCTACTGTGATCCCGTCTATTAATCTAGCCACGATCACATCCTTCACAACCGAGAAGGCGCTCTTCTCTATGGACGCATTTGGACGGTCGGTTCTCAAGGCGTTTGACAATCAGGGGATTGATTTGCGAAATGCGGTGATTGGGGATACACCACAGAAGCTCTATATTATGGCCGCAAATCTGACGACGAGGCGCACGGTGTTCCTGTCGGGCAATGTCCCCATACTCGATGCTATCAAGGCATCTTGCTGTCTACCGTTCGTGTTTCATCCGCAGATCCTGTATAACAATGTCTACATTGACGGCGGGTTTTATAACCACAACATTCACACGATTGTTCCTCATGATTGTCTGGTGTTTCATATCAGCCGGTCAGAGTTGAGTATTCATCCAGAACGGTTGAAGAAGATGACAATCTCAGACTACGCTGCCACTCTCTACGAATCCTTTCGAAGCGAGTCGCAAACAGATAATGTCGTGTGGTTCAGGAATGATACGATTTCATTGATGCAGGAGCTGACAGACGCAGAGAAGAATGAGCTATACGATCAAGGGTTTACACAGGCCTCACGCTTCTTTTCCAAACGTTGCCCGGAGGTAGTGAGTTAACTCGTCTGCAGTCGGTTTGCGATTGTATGTATATAGCCCGGTGGACGTCTCTAGCTTGATTGTAGGGTATGCAGTGATCTCGTACAGATCAGCTGTTTCACGATCCTTTTCTGCATTCACTCGGATGAAGGATACGTCGGTATTCCCGAACTGACGGGGTCCTGATTCGAGCTTTTCCCACTCCGGCATAGCCTTCTGGCAATGACCGCACCAATCTGTATGGAAAAAGTACAGATTTGCTGCATCTTTCTGTACCTCACGTTTAGGCTTCGAAGCTATAAGTGGTTTCCAGAGCCTCCAGACGAGATATACAATGACCGCGAATGCAAGTACGAGTAGAATAGTATTCATTACTTGAGAACACGAGAAATTCTGCGTTGTAACTCAAACCAACGACGGTAGGCTTCCTCGGGTCCGATTTTTTCCTTGATCTGCATCCATGCGATGTCTGTTGTCATTCTCTCTGGTTCGAAGGGGCGAGGATGAATCTTCACCCATCGGCCGTTGTTGCGCACCAAGAAAATGGAAGTGGGTTCCATTATATTCTTAGAGGCAGGTAAGTGGTAAGTGAAAAATGGCACACATTGGGGCACGAGTACAAGCAACTGCAATGGACGTGGCAAAGTCTCTGGTCTTCAAGGGGGTTGTAGCTGTTGTGGGGAACTACGCGGCGCACTATGCTGCGTCTCGAATGTACGATACATTCTGCGTCCCGCATACACTGGGCGAAATCATCTACACTCTCGTCTCTACATCAAGTCCGGTCTGTGTTGTCGCGCTGGGGACGATGCAAATGACCCAAAACAACTATGGAACGTTGCTGACTACAACGTTGGCGTCACACCTGGTGACTGCTCTAAGAGTCAACTAACGAGCTTGTCCGAGTGGTCAAGGAGACGGTCTTAAGATCCGTTGGCGAAAGCCGCATGGGTTCGATCCCCATAGCTCGTATTCATTTTTAACTTGTCAACGCTGTATACGCAGCTGCGGTCTCCCGAGTTTTAGTCTCGTTTTTATTCCAATTCACGTCGTTATAAAAGAATTCGTGTAGAGCCCTATCCCACCAATGACTCTCAATAATTGTTATATATGTATTTCTGATTGTATTGTAGTTCTCCCTCTTTTGAGCTGGAGTTGGGTTAGGATACAATGACCCAACTCCCTTTCCACAGTCATTTAATGCAGCAGCAATTGCAGCTCCGTGACACATACCATCATCTTGATCGTCTGTAAGGTTCATCTCATATGTACCCCATACTTCTCCAGCACGATCTATGTATACATAGTGACCTTCCTCCGGAGTGCCTTTCTGACAAATTGTTCCCCAGAAAGAAGGATCTTCAAGAGACACGTCGTCGTTAACGTCATCCACGTGAGTACCCTTTACATTACACCCTGCTTGGCTTAGAACCGATGTGATCGTATCAAGATTCATAAACGTCCACATATTATCGTACATTGTATTCATATACTTTCGACTCAGAGCACCACCGCGTTTCTTAATACCATCCATTGTCTTTCTCGTATTACGTCTAGTTGATTTCCGTTTTTTGTCGGACATTTACTTATATCGTTGGTGAATTTACACCCGCGGGAAACCAACCAGGTTGGCACCGATTCCGAATCCAGCACCCGTGCGAGCAGACGCACCAACGCTAGGCGCATAGATATCCAGGATCGCGAACGTGGCCGTCGCAACCAGGGCGATCATGCCAACCTCGGCGACCTTCAGCGTCTTGCCCGGAAGGACAAACGCGGCAATCGCAACCGCAAGACCCTCCAGGAGGTACTTTACGAGACGAGTAACGAGGTCCGCAACATCAACACCGGCAGAGGGGGTGGGCTTCGGCTTAGAATCCATTTGTTTGGTTCTTAGACTCGAAGATTTTTTCAGTACGTTGGGGATACGGAACCACCACGCCATACCTTCAGGGTCACCAGGGGGACTCCTACCAGCCACACAACCCACCAAGGAACATACAGTGACACGTACTGCAGGATCACAAAGAACACGACGGCGTGGATTGCAGCGGCTGTAAGTCCCGACCCGATACTAAGGAGGACACCCGGCGACAGCAAAAAGAAGAGGTAGGCGGTCGTGAAGATGTCGTACATGGTATTTATAACCCTGCGGAGAAAGGACTTTCAAGTGAACCGTGGAGTAGAGTAAATGCCCCGCACTGAGCTTCCTAAGCGCGACGAGGATGGACCTATCGACTACCTTGACGAGGACCCGGAGATCCCGACCCAGAAGTACTGCGTGGTCTCCTTCATTAGTCCCGAGAAGGTAATCAAGCAGAAGGAGGAGTTCTTCTTCGAGAAGTTTGTCGCCTGGATGGACTATGAGTGGAAGGTCAAGGGACTCGAGAACTTCATGGCGTTTCTGTCTAAGAAGTACTCCGTCAAGATCGATGATCTGCTGAAGGATGCGAATGATTTTGTGGATGTGCGTAAGGACGAGGTGAAGAAGACGGATATCCACGAGCAGTATCAGGTTTTTCTCCTCAAGAACGAGAAGGAGCTCCAGGAGATGTACGACAACCAGGTTGACTTCCGGACCAACGTCCGGGGCGTCAAGGTTCGTCGTTCGTTTGCAACGGTTGAGGAGACGCAGATGTTTGCCAAGGTTCTCCAGCGCCGCTACCCGAAGGACAACCTGTATATCGGCAAGGTCGGTGCTTGGCTCCCGTGGGACCCTTCGGAGCACCTGATGCCAGAGGTAGAGTACGCCGAGAAGGAGCTGAACGAGCTCATGCGGAAGTACAAGGAGAACGAGTCCAACAAGGAGATGTTCTTCGCCGAGCAGCGTGAGGAGTCCATTCGGTTGCAGAAGGAGGAGAACGAGCGCCGGAAGAAGGCTAACGCAGAGGAGAAGGCCCTGGAGGATTCAAACCGCGCTAATACCGGTGGTGCCGCTCAGCTGGAGGATGCGTCGAGGCCGGTGCACCCAAGCGAGGGCGTGCACCGCGATTAGTCGCCACCTGTCTTCTTTACCCACACGGACGGCGGGGCGTTCTTCTTCCTCAGCGAGGAGGCATTATAGTCATCGGCAGCGAGCATGGCCGACTGGAAAGGGCGGTTATCAGCCCATAATGACTGGTCGCACAATCTAAACGGAGGATGTTCGGATGCCTTGTACCAAAAGACCTGATCCTCTAGCTTGTTTGAGCTGACGTTGTTACAGATCACAAGACCTTCATAGTTCTCGGTACACTGATCCATAAAATCACAAAACATCTCAAACGTAGGAAACATTCCCGCGTAATTTTCGTAAATTCTACGACGATTACCTAGGATATTCTCGCGGAGAATGAAGACAAAGTCCACGTTTGTACGAAGATTGGGTGTGATACCCAGTGGGTACTGCATGGTAATGATTGTCATCATGTCAAGGTGACGACCGTTCATAAACACAAACCGGGTAGACTCTTCGTTGATCCACTCTTTGGCCGCATACAAGCAGTCGTCTAGAATCATGAACGCGCGAGGATCAAACGGTGTCCCTGTCGCTTTCGATTTCAAGAATCTCTGTTTTGCTGCAAATTGCCTCTTGATAAAGTTCTGTACCTTCGCAGGTTCGTAGCGGTCGTGGATAAGCTTGGAGGGTACGAAGGACTGAAAATATTCGTTCACTGCTTCTGTGGGCGAGATCACCAATCCAGCAGGGAAGCATTCTTGAACGTTGTAGAGAAGATCACGTGCCAAAAAAGATTTGCCAGTGTCTTTCTTACCGATAATGACGATCATGGGACTTTTGCGAGAGTCCATGCCACATCGGTCTTTAATCATATCCATATTGAACTTTTTGAGTTGAAAATTCATCTTGTTCTCACTGTCGTTTATTTTTTCACATTCATCACCGAGACTGTTGATAATGGGAAAGGACCTTAGAACGACAGCAGTACAGATGAAGATCCATCGTATGCCAAAACTGGACGGAACGCATTGGGGACTCCAGACCATGCAGCCGTTCTTTCCGTGTCTTGAGAAGCTCTTCAAGACGGAGAATCTTGCCAATCTGCACGACTATGGAGTCAAGCTGGAACATCCAATCGAATCCATACTAGAGAATGGCGATGTCAAGGTTGCGGGTCACATAATTCCAGTCCATCGCAAGACAACGATGATTCTGTCTCCGTTCAAGACGATGCGTGGTGACTACGGGTCATTTGGTGTTCCTCAACGGGCAGAGACAGCGAAGGATATGCATGAACGGATGCAAAGTCCGCACACGGCTGCATATGTTGGAGCTATGGCGTCGATTGCACTGAGTGAATCTGGATGCGAACATTTTCCGAAAGTGTACGGTGTCTATGTTGGTGTTGCAAAGTCACACACGATTGATATCTCTGACGACTATGAAGACCTGACAGAGAAGGGCTGGTTTGCCGACAGGATCGGGCGTACGTTTGAACTCAAGCTTCGCACGGCGGGACATGATGCAGAGTTCAGCCATACGCGCAGAGCTCGGATTGCCCTTGAGACCGGTGACGATATCAAGCTGGATGATATCGAAGATGTGGATGCAGATCATGTCAGCAATCCAGATGGCAGAAACTCCGTTGAGGCATATGACGTAGCATCTTCTGAGTCCCCTGAGTTGAACGAGGATGAGTCTGAAGATAACGATGTATACGATATTGAATCCTGTGCCTGCTCGGATGCAACGGATGACGAGCTCGGAGATGACGACGAACCGGAGCCGTTTGCGTGGGCCACGTTCAAGGATGTACCCGTTGTCACCACCGTCATGGAGGTGTGTGAGGGAACCTTCTATGAGCTTGTCAAGCTCCACCCCGATCCGGAGAAGCACGTTGCGTGGGTTTCACAGATCGTCTTTGCTCTCGCGTACGCTCAGCGTAACTTCGGATTCGCGCACAATGATCTTCATGGCAACAATGTGATGTATGTCAAGACCAATCAGACTCACCTCTTTTATCTGCATGGAGGTGTTCCCTACAAGGTACCCACGTTTGGTTACATAATGAAGATTATCGACTTTGATCGTTCGATCGTAAGTCTGCGTCTCGTTGGTCTGAAGGAACCCAAGCTGTTTATGAGTAGTCAGTTCCAGGAGGACGAGGAGGCAGGAGGACAGTACAACATGGATCCTTTCTATGACAGCAAGCGTCCCCATATCGGTGCATCGTCGTCCTTTGATCTGGTTCGGTTTGCTACATCGGTCTTCTGGGATATGTTTCCCCAAGGACCGAAGCATGAAGTGTCTCATCCTCTGTTTACAGTATTCATTCAATGGATGAAGCAGTCTGATGGTTCGTCGGTCATGTTCCGTACAAAGATGGATAATCATGATCGCTATCATGGATTTGATTTATACAAGGCGATCGTGCGCTACTGCGTTGACTCGGCTGTTCCGAAGAAGGAGATTGGGCGAATGGTGCAATACCGCGCAACGCCCTCTGCCGCTCAGTTAGGCGATGCACTGGTTATCGAGACCTAGCATCTTAATAAAAGTAGAGTTCACACCATATACATAGTGTAAGATCTCACCTGCAACAAACCAGGCAATCAACGACTTCCACCACGTGATATTAAATAAAAATGAGGTAAGTAATGCTGCAACAACCGTCATCCAGGTGTCATTCCACGCAAACCCAAAGAATCTAGCTGCGTGAACTCCCTTTCCAGGTTCTCCGAGAGCATTCGCATACGGACACCCCATTTACGATTATCTAAGCGAGTGAAATTAATGCCGAGTGCCATCGAACTTCGTGAGATGTGCTCTGTAGACGCATTTGTTGACTCAGAAGTCACAAGCGCCGAGCGTGGAGCCCGATACGGAGAGACATCGTACACTGTAGATGTTCCTCCTTCAATGTCATTGCCGGTGGTGAAGGCGAAGCTAGAGGAGGCCTTCCCTGGATGTAAGATTACAAGGCGGTGGTTTACAAGGTTCTACGTCATTACGTGGTCTTAAAACTCCGGCTTACCAACGAACATCTCCTGAGCGGCAGTGGTAACGGTTTCCGCTACGTCCGCGACAGATTCCGTACCAAGAGAATACAGAACACCCGTCGTCACTACACCCGAACCAACGGCGATCTTCCCCAAATCAGTGTAATCGACCGGCTGCGTCTTCGCGCGGCGATCAAGTACATACAGCAGGGCAGCAACAATCATTACAGCACCGACAATCATACCAAGCGTTTGGTAGTCTGTCATTTGCTTTTGAATGTGGATTGGTTTAGACATAGTTAGACGCACTTAAAGGTCCAGCTTCACAACCCCGGCGGGCTTGGCGGCGGGCTCCTCCTCATCCTCAGAGAGATCAAGCTTCATGTCCTCTCCCATCGTCAGCCGAGGGCGCTCTCCCTCGTCATCCTCGTTGTCTGTCTCAAACTCGACCGTCTCGGACGCACCGAAACTCAGTACGGGCTTCGACACAGGAATCTCCTCGATGGGGGGAGGTCGCGGCGTATCAGGGCGTACCTCAGGCACAGGCGTCGGCACGGGAGCGGCCGTCGTGGGTCTGGTCTGGAAATATGCCTTGCTGATATCCTTCCACGGGATAAAGCTATCGATTACTTCATCCAGCGTGCTTCCAAGCATTATTTCAATGTCGCGACGGTTACGCGACTGCTGCTCGGACGACACGTCAATCGTCTTGAAAAGGTACGCATTCGACCAGCACTTGCGCGCGGAACCCTTGTAGAACGTAAAGATGAACTTGGAGAGAGACGGACGGTCGAACTCAATATTTACATGCGCCTCCTCCGACTGCTGAAGACTTGCAAATGCCCGAATGTAGCTCACAAACACTCCAAGCAGAAGGTCCTCCATGTACTCGCACTTGGACGCCTTCTCGATACGAGCAACCTCCTGGTTGAGAACTTCGTCCGTCCACTGGGGAACACGTGTAAGGAGATTCTGGAAGGTCTTCAGCGTCTCACCAGGCTGCTTGTTGCGAATACACGCCGTCTTTGCATTGTCGTAGATGCTCCAAAGACCATCCGCTACGTGAGGAATGAGAACGCGACTAAGGTTCTCGCGAAGGGACTGCTTGACAAAATCAGTGCTCATTTACTTAGACGGAGCGAAGAGAGGAATGTCAATACGGACGCAGATGCCACGCTTCATCTTGATTTCGATGGTTAAGAACGAGGAAAAGATCCTCAAGCGCTGTCTTGATTCCGTCGATGGGTTGGTAGATGCGTATGTTATTACAGACACTGGTTCAACAGACAAGACGACAGATATTGCACTGGAGTTTTTACTGACACACGATGGATGCCTTGAGATCGACACTTGGAAGAACTTCGGATACAATCGCACCCGTAGTTTCCAGAACGCACAGAGTTATTGCAAATCGAAGGGCTGGGACCTGAAGGATACATATGGTCTTCTACTGGATGGTGACATGGTCTTTGTTCCCGGACATCTCAAGTTGCAGCCACTTGGCGAGATTGGATACACGATTATTCAGTCTGCGGGTGATCTTGACTATCCAAATACCCGTCTGGTTCGAATGGACTACGATTGGGTATGTCGCGGGGTCACCCATGAGTACTGGGACGGACAGTGCAAGCTGGTACCCAAGGGGATTTGTCACATTGACGATCGAAACGATGGAGGATGCAAGGAAAATAAGTTTCCGCGCGATATGGCTCTCCTGGAACAGGGTATAAAGGATGAACCAACGAATGTTAGGTACATGTTCTATCTCGCGCAGACTTACCACGCAATGGGAAAGTGGGAAGAGGCAATCGACATGTATAAGAAGCGCATTGCGGCAGGGGGTTGGTTTGAAGAGATCTGGTACTCGCACTACATGATCGGCAAGACATACGATACGCTTGGTAATCCGTATTTGTTCGAGGAGTGGATTCAGAAGGCATACGCTTTACATCCGGGACGTGCCGAGGGACTCTACCACCTTGCAAAGTATTTCCGTGTCAAGGGAGACCATTTCAAGGCGATGCACTATATTCAGATTGGAAAGCGGATCCCACTTTCTGGAGACTCGCTCTTTATTGAGCGCGATGTATACCTTGGACTGTTCGACTATGAGGAGTCTGTGAGTCGGTATTATACGATGGGCTCGAAGCGCGAGGCCCTTCGTGACTCGATGAAGTATCTAATGACGACTAAGCCGTTCCCTGACAGCGTCTACTCAAACATGAAGTTCTACATTGAGATCCTAGAGGGCGAGTCCACGCCGTACCCGGTGAAGCGCGATCTATTTGGTCCGAATTTTCATCCAGCTCATATTTCTATTTCTGCACCGTATCATAACATCCGATTTGTCAACTACAACTTGAATCACACGAATACGACGTATACTATGAAGGACGGGTCATACTCTGATTCTACGCCGGTCATGACTCAGAATGCATGTTACAATGAGGTCACAAAGGAGGTCGTACTGATGGATGACAATTCCACGAACCTCCCTAGGATTCCGGCGCATGTGAGGGGACTCGAGGATGTTCGACTGTATCGGGATCGTGCAGGAGACCTGTGCTTCTCCGCGACGGTTGCCGAGTATGCACCTCGGCACGCAGTGATGCGCGGAAAATACGATCCCGATACCGGAAAGTATCGCGATTGTATTGTCATGGAATCTCCGGTCGGATCTACGTGTGAGAAGAATTGGCTTGGTATCACGGGTACAGATGACGTGATTTATCACTGGTTTCCCCTGCAAATTGGGAAGTATCGCGGCTCAAAGATTGATATTCATACGCGTCATGAGACACCTTGGTTCTTCCGGCACCTGCGCGGGTCCGGTGCACCCGCTCACACGAAAAACGAGTACTGGGCTCTGACCCACTTTGTTATTGGAGAGCATCCGAGAAACTACTTTAGTTGCATTGTTGTACTCGACGACAAGACGTATGTTCCCAAGCGCGTGTCTGTTCCCTTCCTCTTTCATTCCAACTACGTCGAGTTCTCAATGAATATCCGCGTCGAAGGGAAAAATGTGAAGTGTATCTATTCTACACTTGACGATAATCCGTGCGAGATTACATTTAGATTTAAGGACGAGGACTGGATTCAGGTATACAAGTGACGCCACGATTCATTCACCTGCTTTTGCTCCACAAGGATAGACCGCACATCGTCAGGCGTGATTGACATCGGCAACTTGATCGCCTTATAGAACGGATACGTCTTTGCTGTCTTCTCGTCCGCAATGCGAAGAAGATTGATGCGAGTTACGAGAGTCTCGACAGCCCGGATGAGAACGCGAACACCCTCCTCCTCGTGAGAATACTCCGAAATCAGAAACCGGATTGCCTCGTCTGTGATTGTGAGGTCCGTCTCCATATTCAGTCTCTCCAGTACCTGCGGCCAAACATACTGCTTCAGGATTGAGCGTTTCTCATCTCCGGTGTATCCAGAACACGTGATGACCTGCATACGGTCCTTCAGAATTGGATGAACCTTTGACTCGTCATTGAACGAGAAGACAAACAAGCACTGGCTCAGATCAAAATCAACTCCTGCAAAGTAACGGTCATGGAAATGCGAGTTCTGAGACCGGTCTGTCAAGTGGATCAGCATTGAGATGATCTCTTCGCCATGTGCTGTCGTGGAGACCTTGTCAAGCTCGTCAAAGTAGATCACCGGGTTCATGCATCGCGCAGACATGACCGCGTCAGCGATACGACCCCATGTCGCTCCCTCGTATGTGTACGAGTGTCCCACAAAATTTGCAGAGTCAGATGCGCCACCCAGCGAGAAGAACTCAAACGGACGCTTGAGAACCTCGGCAACGCCGTGGCGAGCGAACGACGTCTTTCCAACTCCCATGGGACCCTTCAGGGCGATGACGTTTCCGACAGATGACGGATTTGCGATCCACTGCGCGACGATCTGCATAATCTGTGCCTTGGCTGCATCCATTCCGTAAACAGCCTTATCCATGGTAACCTGTGTATCCGCGAGGAACTTGGAACACCCGGCGCGGTCCTCCTTGAACTTGACAGGTAGCGGAACAACCTCCCCAAAAGGGATTCGGAGAAACCCATCAACCCACGTCTTGAGCTTGTGAACCTCTCCGCTATCTGCATCCATCTGGTTCAGAACATCGATCTTTCGGATAACACTTGCCTTGAGAGCATCGGGAATCGGAAGCCCGAGCACGCGGAACTTGTACGGAATCTCGCCGTCCGAAACCAGCTTAGCGAGACTCTTCATCTGCTCGTTGAGCTTACGGCGCTTGGATTTGGAGAGGTCCTCATAATAGTCCTCTTCCTCTTCGTTGAGTGAGAGAGCGGGCGAGTCGGGCTCTTCGCGCGCCTTGCGATTCTTACGTCCCCCAACCATACCCCGCTCGGGACGAACATACTTATTCATGAGATGGGCGATGAACTCCTCCTCATCTGCCTCTTCCTCGTCCTCGCTCTCGTCTTCGACGTCGATACGTCCAGCACCCTTACCTCCAGCGAACTGGTGAATATGGAGCTTGACAGATACCTTGGCACCCTTGGGGAGCTTGAGGGTCGACTCGTCCTCTTCGCTCTCTTCCTCGTCTTCATCTTCAACTAAGCTCTCATCCTCGCTCTCCTCTTCAGCCTCCTCCTGGTAGTCGGAGTCCTCCTCGTCATCCTCCTCCTTTTTGGTCTTAAGCGTGTCGTCGTCTACCCAAACGACCGGCACCTTGCGATTGCGAAGATTGTACTGCTTGGGTGGCATTCTTGCTGCTTCATAATATTTAAAACAAAGTCGTATCCATTTTCAATGGAGGACATTACGAAAATAGTCAAGGATCTCGAAGAAGAGAATAATCGGACTGCAGCCTCTGACCCCGGTACCATGACGGCACTCGGAGTTGTTCGTGCGTTTCTGCGGAACCACCCTGTAATGTGTTACGGTGGAACTGCAATCAATAACCTTCTCCCCAAGGAAGATCAGTTCTACGATCCGAAGGTGGATGTACCTGACTATGATTTTTTTAGTAAGACGCCTCAGGCTCATGCCGTTATTATTGCAAACCAACTCAAGGCTCACGGAATCAAGGCAGTTGAAGTTAAGCCGGGTATGCACGTCGGCACATTTAAGGTCTTTGCAGACTATACGGGCGTTGCAGATATTACCAAGTTGGATGAAACAATCTTCGATCGGCTGTGGAACGAGAGTGTAATACGTAGCAAAGTTCACTATGTTCCCGTGAACTTTCTTCGGATGTCAATGTACCTCGAGCTTAGTCGTCCTCGCGGCGACGTGTCTCGATGGGAAAAGGTATATAAACGTCTTCAGCTTCTCAATAACCAGTATCCGGTTACGTGTAAAAAGGAAAACGAAGAAGAACATGTCGACCTTACGCCTACTCAGCAAAAAGGTGTCATGCGTCTCTTGAAGTCTGAGCCGGTTGTACTCTTGGGTGTCAGTTCCGCTCACGTGCATCTGAATGAAAAGTGGACTACACCAATCAGTATACTCGGGGACGCACAGACCATAGAGCGCCTATCAAGGGGGGAGAAGACCGAGATTCACGAGGAGACCGATATTCTGCCGAGACGAACAATTATTTTAGATGCGAACGGGAAGCATGCACTGTTCCGATTCTATGAAACAACTGCATGTCATAGTTATCACAAGATGGAGAACGGGGTCAGAGTTGCTAGCATCCCGACGATTCTTCAGTTCTTTTTCGCATACATGTATTCTGGAGAACATGACGAAAAGCTCGCCAGTATGCTTTGTATCGCACAGCGGCTAGTTGAGGTCGCAAACTCTAAGCCCGACCGACGGTTCTCTATCTTGACGCCCAAAGATTGTATTGGGACACAAGAGAGTTTTGTCGAGATGAAGCGCCATAAGGCCGAATTGATGTCTGAGCTTGCAAAGGATAAGACGTCCAAGAGGTTCGCCGAGTATTTCTTTACGTATAACCCAGATGATTCTTCGTCAAAAAAGAAAGCCAAATCTGCACTCAAAAAATTGAAGGAGACTACACAGGAGGATAGTTCCCGTTCCGATACGTGAGGGTGTAATTCGAAGTTGTAGTTACGTTGTTTCCATTGTAGGGAAGTCCCACGCATGTCGTGCATGCACTGTACCCACTAACATTCGAAGACACCTCCTTCGTGCCCTGTAAAAATTGAAGGTACACATCGTTTCCATTCCGAATACGAGGACGAACAGCCGTCGGCGCATTCGAATTGAAGAGTTGATAGATTTGACGCACGCGAGTCTGTGCCACTACGTCCGATGTCTCACGAATACGCATTCCCTGGATTCCGGAAAGGCTTGTGCTATTTTGACCACCTGCGCTCATTACGTTACACAGAGAATTAAGTTCGCCCTGTGTACCAGCTCATGTCGAAGTATTGGGGTCCAGACGGGGGTATTCTCAAATCATTCTTCGGAACACTCGCTGTCAGTGCACCTATTTCGCTTGCCGACAACGAACGCGGGGTATACTGGAGGTTAGAAAGAACACCATCCCACCCGGCCGCAGACGTCGAGCCAAGCGTCACCGAGCTATCATTCTGCTTAGGGAGCTGCAGAAGCGAATGGTGTTGGCGAATCACGCCATTGATGTAGACATCTACGGAATCCTGATCGACAACGATTGCAAAGTGAATCCACTTGTCGGCTGGAAGGTTGGAGATGAGAATGGTCTCTGGCGTGTTCGCATACGTTGTTACGACAACCAGAAGGGAGTTCGAAGTCGTATCAAGATACAATCCGGGACAATCTCCCTTCGTAAAGATCAGTCGTTTGTTGCCAAAATTATGAGTGAAGTCGTTCACCAATATCCAGCCAGTGTATGTAAATGTAGCGCCCTGTTCCTGGTTGAACGATCGTGTAAGGGTCTTGCCGGGAATATCCTTAGTCTCCTTTCCAGAAATCGATCCACTTATGATGTCGATGGCATCAGTGGTCTTCGAAGGAGGCGATGTGACACGCCATATAATCAGTCCAATAAGGACCGCTGCGACAATCAGTCCTAAGATTGTAAATACACCCATTACCTTTTACTTAGAAACAAAGCCCCTTGAAGTCAGACGAAATCCACCCGTACGACTCTGTACGGGACGCGAAGCTTGTTCGGCTGCACCTCCATCTATCCATACCATTTTCAGCATAGTCGAATAATTTGTTTTGCGCTGCATCTCGGCAGTTCCTTCGTGGATTGTGCGAGTACCCAGATTATAAATATAATGAATCCTAGACGGATCCGATGTGTACTCTGTCTGCAGATAACGACTTTGTGCGAGCCGAATCGTCCAATCTAGATCTTCGCCTCTGATCGCGTTGCCAAATGAAATGAGATTTCCAATATCTGTCAACATCACGTTCAGGTGATTGGGTGGGCGAATAAAGACGTCTCCGATACACATCGGCATATCCAGCGTATTCTCAAGGCTATGCGTGAATGTATATTGAGCCATTTGCCCCCTGAGCCGACACACATGGAAGTTCCCCTGAATGGTTGAGAGCGCATCCTCGAAATATGCATCTGTAACCAAGTCATCGTCGTCAATAAACGAGAAGTACTTGCCCTTTGCACCTTGTAAAAGTTGCTGGCGTTTTGTTCCGATCTTCTTTTCACGATTGTCATATGAAATGCAGATTTCAATCTTTAAAGAAGGACATACCCTCATTTTGATCTCATTGATAACCCCCAGAAGTCGCTTGAGCGTCTCTTCGCGACCGGTAATGGTGGGGATCAAGATCGACCAGTCATATGCGTAAGCTTTCCTTTGGATGTACGTATGTAAGTCCTGGCTCCAATAGCTTTGGTTTCTTGCATACAATGCATCATGTCTGTCTGCGAAGCCAGTTCCTGGATGTTCGTGTCGGATTAACATGTGAGGGATATACGTACACTTGTTCGAAAGTGTACTCCTACACAGGTCAGTGAACTCGGTATCACAATACAGGCTCTTATAGGCCGGATGATAAAGATACCCAAATGAATCATACATTTTCCTCCCCATCACAGTGATGGTGTTTAAATTGTTCCCTTGGGTTCCATCGTTGATCCATAAAATCCCGTCTGTGTCCGCAAAGTTAGCCATCATGTGTGTGCGAATAACATCATCGTATCCTTTGACTTGGGGAACCATGTCGTCAGATACCAGCAGTACAACGTCCCAAGCCCATGGAACTGACGCAATATCAGAGTTGACTGCTTCGATCTTAGTTGTGTTGTTACTATAATAGATTTCACACCAGTCAGTTCGGTGTGTGATGTTCTTGATCTGGAACTGAACGGAGTCTTCTTTCATCGAGGAATCGTCTACATCGCACGAAACGCACACACCGATCAGGTCTGGGCGGTTCGCGAGAGAGATATATTGATTTAAAACCTGTAAAAATCGAGTCGGTCTAGACCTAGTCGGACATTTGAGAAGTAGGCGCATTATAGTTTAGAAAGACGAACTTTGAACCACCTTACCCGAACTGTCCTTTACGGCAAACGTGAATGTATATCCGAACAATGTCATCTGGGATCCTTCCGTAGCTGTAGACGAAGGCTGAGCGAAGGACGCACAGTTGGTTCCGGCCGCAAAGAAAGCAGCTGCATCGGACGGTCCAAGCATGTTAGCATATGCCTTGACGTTGCAGACAGATCCCGAGAAGCCGCCTGCATCACCTACGACCAGGTCACCTGCGGCTGGGCGGGGGACGCCAGGAAGAACACACGACTTGACAAGCTTTCCGTTGATATATACATCCAAATTGCGCTGGAAGACTGTCACGGATACCGCAAACCATGTCTGAAGAGGGACGTTCTCGACCGTGCATGTATACGTGTCGCCGGTCGCAGACGGGTCGTTCGCAGCTCCAGGAGAACTCGATGACCCGCCGCTGTGGGACGCAGGATAAATCGATACCTTGACATTCAAGCTATTGTCCGTTTCATGAAGAGAGATATCGGGATTCCGGAATGACGCATTTGTAGAATCCTTGCGATAGATGATACTCTTCTTCTTGCCAAATTTGTAGTCCCAGTCCTTGATAAACATCCAGAACTGAACTCCGTTATCTGCACCTGACGTGATGGGTGCATTCGATCCTGGTATATTGGTTACTGTTTTACCATCCAATGGAACAGGGGCTTGATCGGGGACGACCGGAGATCCAAGGATGCTACTCATAGATCTCCTAGAACTCGGAGGAACAACTGCGTTATAAACGAAAAGAGCAGCAAGGATAACAACCACGAGCCCAACAATGACAACGAGCACCTTTGAGATGACGCTCATAGAGTTAAACCCCGACGAAGCAGCACTCGTCGACGAGTACATCGAAGGACCATATGAGGGTCCGTAGAACGGGGATGTCGCGGGTCTTGAAGTAGATCCTCCCATTTATGTATCACTTACAAAGGAAGTTGCCTTAAGTCACAATGGAAAAACGAATTGGTCCTCCACCAAGAAGTCAAACGGTAATGTATTGCAACAACTGTGGTGCAAAAGGTCACTTGTTTAGATCATGTAACGATCCCGTCTTGTCGTGTGGGATTATTCTAGTTGAGAATCCGGGGCTACCCGTAGAACCAGATCAGACGCGGCTCTTGATGATCCGTCGAAAGGACAGCATGAGCTTTGCAGAGTTTATGCGTGGAAAGTACGATCCGACACAGACGGACTACGTGGGTCGCCTGATCGGCAATATGACGATCACAGAACAGAAGATGATCGCACACGACTCATTTGAGACGACCTGGAAGTCACTCTGGGGCGACGAACACATGAATGGCGACTATGCCCCGTCACAGGTTAAGTTCAACCAACTGGATCGAGCGGGACTCGTCTCTGCTAATCCATCTGAATACGAAGAGCCCGAATGGGGATTTCCGAAGGGTCGGCGGATCAGGGGGGAGTCAGACGTGGACTGTGCGATCCGTGAATTTGGAGAGGAGACAAATATCCCACGTGATTCGTATGTTGTTTTGAAGAATATCCGCTTGGAGGAGACGTTCGAGGGACTTAATGGAATCGCGTATCGTCACGTTTACTTTGTGGCTCTTCTGAAGAATCCAGATATGCTGAATCTGAGCCAGCGGTTTACCCCAATGCAACGCCGAGAGATTTCGGGGATTGCATGGAAGACATTTGCGGAATGTGAGGGTCTCGTGCGGCCGCATCACGTACAACGAAAGGCCATGATTCAAGAGCTACGCGGCGTGGTCGACACGTTCGAAACCGTATAAAGGCACATGATGTAATATATCAATGCTGACAATCATCACCCCGTGCTCTCGTCCAGAGAATCTGAAAGCTCTTCGCGACTCAATTGATATGGATCGAATTGACAGGTGGATTATCGTACATGACACGACCAAGTCTCGTGGAGTGTATATCCCGCAGTTCGATCATCCTAAGATTCTTGAGATGGGTCATTCTAGTCCTCCAGGAACTTGCTCGGGCAATAGTCAGCGGAACCGCGGACTGGCTAAGGTTCAGCACGGAATGATCTACTTTTTGGATGACGACAATATCGTCCACCCCGACTTCTGGAAGATTGTACCACTGTTTAAGGAGGAACACTTTTATACGTTCGATCAGCAGCGCTGGGACGAGTTTGTCAGTACTCCGGGCGGAATCTTTAAGGGTGACACGCCACGTCTTCGAAAGATTGATACCGCTCAGTATGTTGTCGATGTTCGCATGGCTCGTTTCTGGAAGGAGGACGACTACAAGGCAGATGGGCTCTTCATCGAGGACATCTTCTTGCGTTTCAACCAGAATCACACATACATTCCCGTTGTGGCATCCTACTACAATTACCTTAGGAAGTGAATCGGAACCCGGCCAGATAGGCAGTTAGGCAATACGCAACCACACTGAGAACAAACACCCACCACCAAACAGGAAAGACAGTCGCCTCGCGATCCGTAGTCCCAAACGGGCGGATCCGTCCTTCACGCCCAAAGGCGACGGACGGTTTCAGATACAGGAACGCAGCCATTAAGAAGAGATAGATCGTCACCATCCACATCCGATGGTTTCGTCGGGTTAAATCCATTGTATGAAGCAGTGTAAAAAGTTCCGCGCCAAACACAATGAGGGCAGCACCGGCATACGTGCTTCCTAACCGGAAGGCATTTTCTGATGCCATTACACGAACTTTCATTAAATCGGACTATCGGTCGAAGGACAAGGACCCGCTGGACGAGGAGGACAAGAATATTGATCTTTGTATGCAGCGAACAGGAACAGGGCGTGAGCTGTTCCCATACCAGAAGATCATTCGAGACTACTTAAAGATTGAAACACCGTATCGCGGACTCCTCGTGTATCACGGTCTTGGGTCTGGAAAAACCTGCTCTTCGATTGCGGTCGCAGAGTCGCTTCTGAGTACCAGCAAGGTATTTGTAATGGTTCCCGCGTCTCTTGAGGCAAACTACAAGGAGGAGTTGCAGAAATGCGGTGACCCGATTTATGCAGTTGAAAATCACTGGACGACCCGGCAGATGTCCGATGAGGTTCGCAAAGAGGGTAAGCGACTTGGAATTTCGGATAAGTTCATG